CAACCTATTCAGAGAGGGCATTGTCGAGCGTGCGGTCATAAACGATTATGACCGGCTGTTTGACTTGTATCCGGACTATCTGGACATTAAGGACAACTTGATTAAAAAGTGCCTTGAAGCAGGTTTTATAAAGAGTAATAAGCGTCTTAATGATACGCAGCGGGAGTACCTACAATCCATGATCGCTACCATTGATGAAAAGTATTGGCGGCTATTGGCCAACAACTTTGTCTTTTCCGGAAAACAGACTGGTACCCTGAAGCCTTCGGACTTCACTTATTTTCACAATGATATCACCACGGAGAAGCAGCGTGAATACTTACAAACCGTACAGCAGATGGAACGCGTTTCCATGGACTACAAAGAATTTTTAACAGAGCATTATAAAGATTTCGATGACACCACAATTATCATACTGGATCCACCCTATATGAACAGCACACAGAAAGCCTATGATAACCGGTATTTCTTTGGCTTAAGCGCAACTTTGCAGATGCTGCAAATGGTTAAGGAAATGCAGGTGGATTTTATCTTTTTTAACATGATCGAGCGTGATGTGATCGAAGTCCTTAAGGTGTTTGGATTCCAGGACTTTGAAGTAAGAACAAAGCGAATCACCCAGACATCCACCTCTAGCCGGGAGGATTGTCTGGCGTATGTTAGAAATCAATTTAGTTAGTGGACCACGACCTCAGTAAGCTCCGGCGCTGAGGTCTTTTTCATTGGAGGAAAGATGATGGAGATTCTTTATTTATGTGACCGCAAGGCCTGTAAACAATGCGGTATCAACTCAGAACACTGTAAACACACAACCGATATAAAGCACGCGGTAAACTTCTGCGGTGAGGAAACCTTGGATTTATACATTGAAAGAGAAAAAGAAAATGAACCAGCCATTGAATCGAACTGAACTAAAATATTATATCAGTGTGACCGGAGGATTCGCAGATCAGTACCGGCGTGATATTGAGCGGATGATCCAAAGCTTCGACTATGGCGAAGATGTTGTTGATTTTGCAATCTATGATGAGATGTCGTATCGTCAGGATGGGGATAGTATCGTGGATACTTTCACACTCAGCATTCTTATGCTTGGCACCTCAAAGGAACAGGAGGACACGCTGAAGCAGTTGATGACGGGTAGATACCAAGCGCGGTTAATCCACGAGCGGCGGTTTGACGGATGACCAAACAGCAGATTGACTTTGTAAGAGATTGCATCGACAACAAGGATATGCACACCTTTTACACCTGGACACCGTGGGAGAAGATACGCCTGGACGCGCTGAAGTTGGATAAGTTCGAGTGCCAGCACTGCAAAGCCAAAGGCAAATATACCAAGGCAACCACCGTGCATCATGTGAACCATGTCAAGCAGCATCCGGAGCTGGCCTTGTCGCTTTGGTTTAAAGACCATGACGGAAAGACGCGGCGCAATCTGATCAGCTTGTGTCATGATTGTCATGAAGCAGCGCATGGATACCGGAAGAAAAAAGAAAAAAATTTATTCACAGCCGAGTGGACAGAAGACCCCCCGTCAAAATAAAATGCGTTTTAAATTGGCTTTGGGAGACCGGTGGGTGGGGGAGACAAAAAAGATTTTTCTCGCGCACATGAGAAAGGAGGGTGAAAAGAATGGCAAGAAGTAAAACAGATTTAACGCTAAAAGAAGAACTTCGAGCGCGGATCAAAACCGATCTTTTGGATCAGCTTGAACGAAATGGAACCGTTGGAGAGTATTATACGGACCTGGTGGATGACTATATGGACCTGTGGGATACCAAGACCGAACTGGTCAAGGACATCCGTGAGCATGGTGTTAAGGTTGAGTATACCTCCAATAACGGCATCACCAACATGAAGAAAAATGAATCCGTGGATCTGCGCATCAAAGTCAATGCCCAGATGCTCAAGCTGCTCTCGGAGCTCGGCGTTAAACCATCACAAGCAGATCCGGGTGATCTGGATGAGCTGTAAGATCAACCCACACATTCTCCGTTACATCGAGATGGTCGAACAGGGGAAAATCCGAGCCTGTGAAGAACAGCACCTTTTAGTAGCGCACATTCGCCGCTGTTTTGAAACGGAGGCGATTTACACCGATGCGGATCAGCTTGAACACTATTTAAAGCTGGCCCGATACTTCCCCTTTGAGCGGGTTTTTGAGTGGCAGGCTTTTTATATTGGCCTGCATGACTGCACCTACTGGAAAGACACGGGCATGCCAAGGTGGCCAGATGGGTTGTGCCTCATTGGCCGCGGCGCTGGAAAAGACGGCACCATCGCCCTGGAATCCCTGTGCCTGATGAGCCCTTATAACAATATTAGAGGTTATGACGTGGACATCTGCGCCAACAACGAAGAACAGGCCATGCGCCCATTAGAGGACGCCCTTGAGGTCATGGAGGACCCGGAGAATACGCGCAAGTTAAAGCGCTTTTTTTATTGGAATAAGGTCAAGATTGAATGCCTTAAAACAAAGTCCACCATGAAAGGCCGCACCAACAGCCCCAAAGGAAAAGACGGGCTGCGCTCCGGCATCGTGATTTTCAATGAGATCCATCAATATGAGAATTACGACAACATCAACGTGTTCACGACTGGCCTGGGAAAAAAGAAGCATCCCCGCCGGTCGTATTTCACCACCAACGGCGATGTGCGGGACGGCCCCCTGGATGACCTGATCCACACAGCAGAAGATATCTTAAGAGGCGGCGAACCCGATAATGGTCTGCTGCCATTCATCTGCAGATTAAATCAAAAGAAGGATGTACACGATCCCCGAAATTGGGAAATGGCCAATCCGTCCCTGCCTTATCTGCCAAACTTGATGGCAGAAATCAAAAAAGAATATGCTGAGTGGAAAAAAGATCCGCAGCGCTTACCCGCCTTTATGACCAAACGCATGAACATTCCTGAGAGTAAAAATGCGATTTCAGTCACCTCTTCTGAGAACATCGGGGCTACCAACCGGCCGCTGCCGGACTTGTCCGGGTGGTCCTGTGTGCTGGGAATTGACTATACCAAGGTCACAGACTTTGCGTCCGTCAACGCCCATTTCCGGAAAGGAGATGAGCGCTTTGACATCAATCATTCATGGCTGTGTCTGAACTCCAAAGATATCCCCAGAATTAAACCCGACTGGCGGGATTGGGAGCGGCGGAAGCTGCTCACCGTGGTAGACGATGTGGAAATACACCCGGACCGGATCGCGGCATACGTGGCCGATCTGGCACGGAAATACAATGTGTTGGGCCTTGCCCTGGATGATTACCGCTATGCGCTCTTGATGAACGCCCTCAAACAGGTCGGGTTTGACGCGGCCGATCACAAAAACGTCAAGCTGGTCCGCCCCAGTGACATCATGAAAATTTATCCGGTCATTGACAGCTGTTTCGCCAACCAGTTCTTTACCTGGGGGGATAACACGGTTTTGCGATGGGCAACCAGCAACACCAAGCTGGTGCCAGCATCTGCCCGCGCCAAGAAAGCCGCAGGGGATGACGCCGGGAATTATGTTTTTGGCAAGATTGAACAGAAAAGCCGCAAGACCGACCCCTTTATGGCCCTGGTCCATTCCATGGTCCTGGAGCCGCTTCTGGGGAACGGCGGGAAATTGGCGACCCCGGAAATACAGGTTTACACCTATTAACGACAATGAAAGGAGGAACGAATGGGACTGAACTTAAAAAAATGGCTGCTGGAAAAATTAGGCGGCGAAGAACAGCGCGTAACCTCAGCAGAAATTACCGGCGAAGAATTTTTTGATCTGGCCAGTGATCTGTACGTCCGGGAGATCGCTTTCTGGTCCTGCGTCAACACGGTGGCCAACGCCGTTTCAAAGTGTGAGTTTAAAACCTTCATGGGCAAAAAAGAAGTCCGGGAAGAGGAATACTATACCTGGAACATGGAGCCGAACCGGAACCAGAACGCCAGCGCCTTTATCCACAAGTGGATCTCCAAACTTTACCAGGACAACGAAGCGCTGGTGCTGGAGCAAAACGGACAGCTGCTGGTGGCGGACAGCTTTACCCGCAAGGCTTATGCCCTTTACGATGACACCTTTACCGGTGTGGCGGTGGAAGACTTCACCTTTAAAAAAACTTTTACAGGCTCCGAGGTACTGTATTTTAAGCTCTCCGAGAAGGATATGCGCCGCGTCACCAACGGGCTGTACCTAGCGTATCAGAAGCTGATTGACTATAGCATGCGTTCTTACCAGAAGTCCCGCGGAAACCGTGGCATTTTGGACGTCTCGGCCACCGCCCAGGGATCCGAAAAATATGAGGAAAACTTTAATAAGCTCATGAACGAGCATTTTAAAAACTTTTTTAATGCAGAAAACGCCGTACTGCCCCTTTTTGAGGGCTACAGCTATACCGATATTGGCAGTAAAACCTATTCCAACGAAGGGACAAGGGACATCCGGGCCATGATTGATGATGTGTCCGATTTTACCGCCCGGGCCTTCGGGATTCCACCCGCGCTGCTCAACGGCACGGTCCAAGGCACCAGTGAGGCTACCGACCATTTCCTGACCTTCTGTATTGATCCGCTGTGCCGGACCCTGCAGGAAGAGATCAATCGTAAACGCTACGGGTACGCGGGATTTAAAAATGGCAACTACGTCCAGATTGATACCAAGGCCATTAAGCACGTGGATTTACTTTCAGTATCCACGGCCATTGACAAGCTCATTGCCTCAGGCGCGTTCTGCATCAATGATATCCGGAAGCTGACCGGGGAAACCATCATTGATGAGGCCTGGGCGAACCAACATTTTATGACCAAAAATTACGCCACAGTGGCGGATTTATTGGAATCCTTACAGGAAGGAGGAACTTTATGAAAAAGTATTATGCCCTTGAAACCGAGGGCGACCATGCGACTATTAACATCTTTGGCGACATCACATCCTGGCCATGGCTGGAAAGTGATGTTTCCAGCTACAACCTGGTACAGGAGCTGGACGCCTTACAGGACGCCGGGCAGATTGATGTTTACATCAACAGCTACGGCGGGGAAGTGGCCGAGGGGCTGGCTATCTACAATGCCCTGAAGCGGCACAAGGCAAAGGTGGTCACCCACTGCGAAGGTTTTGCCTGTTCCGTGGCCAGTGTGATCTTTATGGCCGGCGACGAGCGCGTCATGAGCAACGCTTCACTGCTCATGATCCACAGTGCCTGGACCTATACCCAGGGTAATGCCCAGGAGCTGCGCAAGGAAGCCGATGACCTGGATACCATCACCCAGGCGTCCAAAAACGTCTATCTGGAGCGCATCAACATCGATGAAACGGAGTTGTCCGCAATGATGGACAGCGAGAAGTGGATGGATCCGGCAGAGTGTCTGGAAAAAGGCTTTGCCACGGCCATTGTGGGCGACGGCAGCAGCGGGAAACCCAGCCAGCACGCAAAGCAGGCAGTATACAACGCCATGCGGAAAATGGAGCCTGCCGGAAGTCTCATGAGCAAAACAGGTCCTGAACCGGAGCCGCCCGCGGTCCGAGTGGAGGAGCCGCTGGAAGAACCACCAGAGGACCCACCGGAAAAAGAAGAAACTGAAAATAAAGTATTCAATTTTATAACCGCCATCTTTGGCGACAAGGAGGAATAAATGAAATCTAAAGACATGCTCAACGCAGCAAACACCGAAATTTTACAGCGTCTGCACACTGCCGTGAAGGAAGATAATGAGGACGCTTTTGTGCAGGCCTGGACCGATTACGCGAACAATATCCAGGAATCTGTTTTACAGGAAGCGCGGGGCCTGGTGCAGGCGCAGGATGTGGCCATCCTGAATTCCAGGGGCGTCCGCCAGCTGACCAGTGAGGAACGCAGCTTCTACGAAAAAACCATTGAAGCCATGCGTTCTACCAGTCCGCAGCAGGCTCTGGCCGACCTGGACGTGGTGATGCCCAAGACCACCATCGATGCGATCTTTGAAGATCTACAGCAGACCCATGAGCTGCTGGGCGCAGTGACCTTCATGAACACCAGCGGCCTGGTTGAATACTATGTCAATACCAACACTAAGCAGCTGGCCTCCTGGAGCACGCTGACCGCCGAGATTACCAAAGAGCTGGCCAGCGGCTTCAAGAAGATCAATCTGGCCCAGAATAAACTCTCTGCCTGGATCCCCGTGGCCAAGGCCATGCTGGATTTGGGGCCGGTCTGGTTAGACCGTTACGTCCGGATCCTGCTGGGCGAAGCCATCGCCTACGGGCTGGAGGACGCCATCATTAACGGTGATGGAAAAAATAAACCCATCGGCATGATCCGCCAGGTCGGTGAAGGCGTAACAGTAACCGATGGGGTTTACCCTGCAAAAACACCAGAAGCGGTGACCAGCTTTGCGCCGGAAGATTACGGCGCGTTAGTTGCAAAAATGGCGGTTACACCAAACGGCAATTACCGCACCATCAGCGAGGTGCTGCTGGTCGTGAATCCAGTGGACTATCTGAAGCTGGTGCTGCCCGCCACCACGCTCTTAAAGCCAGACGGCACCTACGCCAACAACGTGCTGCCATTCCCGACAAGAATCGTCCAGTCTGCCCAGATGGCCCAGGGCAAGGCGGTCTTTGGCATCGCGACCCGTTATTTCATCGGCATCGGTACCGCGCAGTCCGGAAAGATTGAGTATTCCGATGAGTATAAATTCCTGGAAGATGAACGCACCTACTTAACCAAGCTGTATGGCCACGGTGAACCGCTGGACAATGCGGCTTTTATTTACGCGGATATTTCCGGATTAAAACCAGTCACCTATAAAGTTACCACAACAGCGGGGGAGTAAAAACCCCGCTGGAATCCGCTGCTATTAGCGGAACCGCCCAAGCGGGGCAGACACTTACGGCAACAGTACAGCCAGAAGGCGCGACCGTTTCATATCAATGGAAGGTTGCAGACACAGCAGACGGTGAATACGGCAATATTGCCGGAGCCACCGGAAAGACCCACAAACTGGCCGCCGACAAGGTTGGAAAGTTTATCAAGGTTGAGGTCACAGGCGCTGGAAAATACAGCGGGACCGTTATGAGCGCCCCTACAGCAGCTGTGACAGCATCGGCATAAATGGGGTGACCAATGGAAGTACAAAAGGAACTGTTAGAGGATATAAAAAACTATCTGGACATCACCTGGACGGATCCGGAGAGCGATAAAAAGCTTTCCGGGATCATCGCCCGGGGCATGGCTTATATCAATCGCATCGCCGGCAGCGAACAGGACTTTACCGAAGAGGCAAAGCCCCGCGAGCTGCTTTTTGATTATGTAAGATATGTCCGGGCAGGTGCTCTGGACGAATATGCTAAAAACTATCTGCCGGAGCTGTTGGCCCTGCAGATTGACCGAAAGGTGGAACGCTATGCCGATCAGCAAACGCCCGCAGAATGAAGCGCTGTTTAATGACGGTGTGCTGGCCGTCTGTGCGGTCGAAAAAAACCGGATCACCCGGACGAAGATTGACCGGCTCCGGTACGGCGAAAAAACTGTGGGCTTTAACCGCTTCTTTGGCGCGAAAGCCGCCGATATTAATATTGACCGCGTGCTCAGACTG